GGTCTTTTCCGATGAATCCGTGACAAAACTGGTAGTTGGTTCCATAAATGTAATCCGACGATGCAATGATGATAAAGAGCTTTTGTTCATAGGCGAGGCGTTTCATGATTTCGAGATATCGTGGATTAGTGCCGCCGCTACCACCGTTTGCCGCACCAACACTGGTCGATGGTTTGTCGTCGAAAAGTCCGATTCCCATGAGCAAGAGCAATTTATATTGATCATCGACGTCAATGGCCATGATTTCGCGCACCACGTCTTCCTCAATTGTGGGGACAAAGGCGTTGCTGACAAAACCATTGTTCTGATTCCTTATCCATACGCTCTGATGCGCCTTTGTATTCGGTATATAAACCGAATCCAAATTCACCATGCTAATTTCTCCGCAAAGTGCCGCAATCCGATTCGACAACATCTTGGCCTCTTTCGATAAAATCTCCTTTTCCATCTTCTTGTCCTTTTCAATCTCGCCGCCCATTTTATCCTCCAACTCGGCCTGCAGTTCATCCATTTTTCTTTGTATTTGCGAATTGCGCGCGATTTTTTCCATAATGGATTGAAAAGTGGCTTGGGGAATCTTGGATTGTTGCAAGAGAAACTTGCCAATCTTTGCAACATCTTCGGCCAAATACAAGGTGGGGCCATCGGTCAGGGTATGTGCATCTTCGGTCGTCAAGAGAATGCCTGTACTAGCAGCAGTACTGGGGCCAACACTTGGACCAGCAGCAGATACACTCATGGTTCTTGTTAAGGGGGCGCCAGCACTAGCACTGTTTGTCGGCTTCGATACCCCGCTCTCGCTTTGAATTTTGCGAATAGGTACTGAACCACCAAACTTTGAAGAATGGGCAGCCACCATTTCATCATAGAGGACTGGCCATGCATCGCCATCCATATGCCGCAACACTTCCAAATAGTATTGTTTGATGCTGTTCATGGTAATGTCTGTGATTCCACCCGCAAAATAGGCATCGATTTCGTATTCTTCGTCGAGCGCCCCAGCATCGTGTAGCCGTTTGACCAAGTGGACAATTTCCGACAAATCGAAATATCGCAACAGCGTCTTGTTTTCTGTACAGTGGTCGACACATGCGACGAGCTGCCCGTAATCGCGAAACAAGAGATGTGGCAATACTGCACGCCCATCCTTGTTCAAAATGGAAATACTTTTTTTGCAATCAAAGCTAGTAATCGAGTGTATATTGGCACCCGGAAATCTGACTTGGAAATCGGCAATAGTACTCGCAATTTCGCTCTCTTTGGGCAACGTGGCACACGATAATACCACCTTGGAAATCTTATTCTCTGTCCAATTACGATGAATGGTTTCGTGCAAACTGTGGTCGGGATAATCCATCGTAATGGTCGGTTCGTCCCAATAGGTAATGAGATCATCATCACGGGGTTCAGCTGGACCCTCATCTTCGTCCTCATCCTCGTCCCGTTTGGGCGAAAAGGCCAACATATAATGCATCGCAGTCAAGTAGGATTTGATATCACAAATCATGATTTCGACGCGGTCTCCTACAGAATTGTCGACTTTGCCGATGCCGCCCGTTTTTGCATTGCGCGTATAGGACGAGGCCGCATAATAATGGAGTCGGATATCCGACGCCGTGTCGCAACCAAATGCGAAAGCTACGCGTTTGCCCACTGAAATGGCCGATTTTGCCAAGGCAAGACCAACGTGGCGCGCAACACAAACGAAAATGATGCGATGACCCGCCGACAAGCCAATGGGCGACAGCGTTTTTCCCGTGCCCGTGGGCGCAATATAGAGGGTTAGGCTGGGGGTCTTGGGTTCGCGTCGGAAAATGGAAAACAGCTGTTTTTGATGAGTAAAGAGGGACGCATCTTCATATTTCAAAAGGTGCGGGTTTTTCTCGATATATTCGTAAGAACGGTAAAATACATTGCGCATACTGATGCGATCTTTGGCAAAACCGATGACTTCGTCGACAAATGCGACCACGTGCCGGTTGACCAAAGGAATGGTCGACTTTTTCAATTGAAGAATAGTATATAGATAAAATGCATAATTGTCGGTAGTACTAGCGTTAGCACTAGCACAAGCACTAGCGTTAGCACTAGCGTTAGCTAACGACGACAGGATTTCTTGACAAAATTGGACCAAGAGGTTCTCGTATATATTGGTAACGCCACTACTGCCTGAATTTGCCGCGTTCAGCTTGGCATCGATACTTTTGATGCGAATCATGTCGGCGCCCTTTAGAACGGGGGCTTTTGCTGCCTTCACAGGTGAGGGTGTCGTGACCGGGCTAGCCAACCATTTCCGACGCATTTCAGTAATATCCTTTTCATAATATTGTTTATAAAGATGGGTCTCGATTTCCGGTGTATACTCAATCTTGGCAAACGCGAAAAGAGAGATGTTATCATTCCGGCGAATGTTGACATCTGCATATCCATCGACAATGAGTTGCAAGACCCGTTTTTCACCGTCTGATACGGGAATCTCGATATTCATCCATTCCGCCTTGGAAAGTTTGGTTTGTTTTAGATCCATAGTTAGTTTGATTATGTTTGATCGGGTGCGTACGTTTCTTTATAACGAGAGTTATCTCTACATTGTTTTAATCAATTTTTTGTTGGGTAGAAAATATAGTTGTATATTATATAAATAGTATAATTATTTAGAGAATATGGGCGATACAGAAAGCGTTTCAAGTTCTCGAATGATAGATGTAATAAATAAAACACAAATTGCATTATTTAACTCTTCGGATGGTATTAAACATATTTTAAATACATATAAATATTATTCTATTCAACGTATTCTAGAAACCAAATGTGGAATAACTATAAATCGTAAGAGTGGAAATGATTTTACTATCGAAAGAGATGGCATTAAAATTATAATGACAATAACCGATGATAATGAACTACCTTTGACATTTTCAAATGCAGGCGGTTCCGATATAACGCCAACGTATGCAATGTATAAATATCATGATGGAACACACAAATATGGTCCGGGGGGGTTTACAATACAATTTGAAGGGTCAAATCACGAAACCCCACGTGAAGATCCGCGTAATCCGCGTGATAGGCATGGTAAGATTAAACCGAAAAATCCTGTTACAGAGGAAAAAAAAATGGCGGTACAAGTAATGGTATCTATAAGTACTTATTTAGGAGATAAAATATTTTATATTGAAGGCGAGGATTCATTTTATATGGTAGAAGATGATTATCATAGTTCCGCACATTCCCATAGTTCCGCACATTCCCATGGCCGACGTGGTGGAAGAAAAACAAAACGCACCAAGAGACGCCAAAGAAAAACAAAGAAATCTCGTAAATAAAAGTCAAAATCAACCCTAACAAAAATTGATTTATTTATACAGAAGAAGATAAATCAAGTATATAGAACATCTCGTACACCAGTGAACGCGTAACAAGTCTCATCGCTAGCTAATAAATGATATAATCTGATTATATAATCATGGTTTTACAAACGTCCTCCCCTAGATCTCAGATAAACTGCAAATGGATCTTCCATTTCAATATGTTCCGCCATTTCAATATGTTCCGCCATTTCAAACAGTTCTGCTACTTGATGATCTCCCCATCCACGTGCACCCAACATACTCGAAACCTGGTCGCGAAACTCTTCATATGTTCTTGGACCGGCATCAACTCCTTCATTATGTGGTGAAAGGTCGGCGCGACAACACGGACATACATTACTGCGTGTTACCAATACATCCATACATTTTTTATGAAATGTATGATTGCACTCTGTGACCGTGCGCTCCTCCTGCATAGTCATCAATTCTATACAGATGGGACACGATTCATAGCGTTGCACAGACGAATCGATTAATTGTCCGTCGACGGCACTCATCACTTCGACCCCCTGGTCCTCGTCAAAATAAACCAATGTTTGTACTTGTAGGAAATACTCCGGTTCCGGTTCCTCATCGTGGTCCATCGGGTCGGATTCGACAAACTTGGACCGCTTCAACGGCATATAGGCCAAGAACAAATCTTTGTCTTTATTGATGCGAAGATAGACCGATGAAATGCCGCGACAAGCATCATATATTTTTGGCGGAATGCGCTCCAAAATACGATACCGCTTGTCCAATTTACTAATTTTTTGTACCGGTTTCAGGGGCAGATCGAGATTCGTATTGACCATTTCGCGAATATCGCATAGTTGGCGGGGTGTGAATGAAGGATGTGCCCGATAGAACGATAAATGTTGTCGATCTTTATCGTAGATTTTCCAAGCATGCAAGACGCGATATCTCATGTTATAAAATGCCTTGACGTAATTGTGTAGGGTTACGACGTTAGTTTGACCCGCGATGCGCGATAGAATCGCGCCGAGTTTGTTCTTACACATCATCAATTCCATATGCGATTTTTCCAAGCTGGACATATTTCGGATTTGTGCTGGGCTTGCTGTATAGTATGATATAGATTGTTTCTTTGATGACATAGGTGGGTGAGGTCTTATATTATATCGTTAATAGAGTACCCCCACACGTGATCAATTTTTTACGGATCGATTTTTATTTCCAAAAATCTTGGAAAATGGGCCAAACAAGATGGGCATAATGGTCGCGTCCTCCATTTAGAAAAAACTTGTGCGACCATTATAGTCCATGTTGTTTGAGTGGTTTTCCAAGAAAGTACAAAAAGTGGGGTTTGAAGATGTGATTCATGCTCAAAAACACCAAGAATCACATATTATTATCAATACTTTGCCCCCGGGAGAGCAAGATTGTCTCATTTTACATACATTGCCTTTGGACCAAGAAGAGGAAACAATCAACCAACTCTTGGAAAATTACGACGTTTCTGCAAAACGCATCTTGGTCTATGGCAAACATGCATGCGATGAAACGGCTGAGAAGAAATGCCGGCAATTACAAAGCTTGGGATTCACCGAAGTTTATTTATACGCAGGTGGACTCTTTGAGTGGATCCTATTACAAGATATTTATAGTGATGATTTTCCAACTCTTGGAAAAGTGGGGAAAGATCTTTTGCGATTTCGGCCGAAGAAAATCGCGTCGATTCCAAGATTGCGTTAACCTTTAATCTCCAGGTCAAACATGACCTGGAGATGAGAATATTTTCCTTACCATTTATGGTAAGAAAAAATATTTAAATGTATGCCAAGTTTCCCAAAATAATCCACTTCGTGGATTATCAGGTTGATGTCGCGAAGCGACATTATACAAAGTGTCCTTATTTAGGGACGATTTGGAGAACTATAGTTAAGTTTGACTATTACTATGATATTCCGGCATATCGCGAAAAGGATTTCGTTGATAATCAAAGATATCCCTGCCTTCATGCATTAAACGGTTTAATTCTTTTTCACGTACCATCTTTGAATGTGCAGCTAATGTCTTTTTTGTATCCTTTGCATTACGTGAAACTTTCACAGATTTAGTCGATTTTTTCAACTTTGTTCCACCCGTTCGTTTTGACGTTTTCCGTTTGTATGTGCGTTGCGCCATTTTTATGATATATACTATATGCCTATTTTTTTCCGCGCAAAAAAGCGTTTATACCAAGATTTTACAATATCCATCTTGGAAAGTTGAAAGAATAAAAGAAATGCGGCCGACATACCAAGATACATATACGAATAATATTGCAAAGAGGGTCCATTTGCTAAATCCTTTTCCCCAAAACCTTCTGAAATATCTTGGAAAATCGCCGCATCGTTCTCCGGATACATGGCTTGATACATGTTAGTGACCCGTTTTTTTACAGACTCGTGCCAAGATAAATGATCACTATGTAGGGTGGAATCATTGTCGCTTCTGTAAACAAAAAAGGGAAATTTGTATGTATATGAAATGCAATACTCATAAATAATACTATCTGCTACGTGATGGTGATTCGCGTCCAGGCGATAGCGTTTTGTATCGGGAATATAGATTTCATTCATCATACGTTTTGCCGCGGCATTTTTTATAATATATGCTCCCGCTGACCATGCCAAAAACCCATTCTTATGTCTAGCCGTATAGGTTTGACGCGGGAATTGATTCCCAATAATATAGCACAATTGAATGATTTCCCAGTCATATGGCGCATTATCTATGACAGTTTGAATTGACTTGGACCAATATTTTTTATATTCCAGTGTCATATCGTCTTCCATGATGAGGGCAACTGGATGATCTGTTTCTGAGAAAAGTCGGATACATTCAAGATGACTCAATGTGCATGCATATTCTTTATTGGTAATTGTTCGTTGTGTGATCTCCATCATATTGTCTACTGTACCCTCTGTTTCATATCCATTGACTGCATTATATCGATGTATTGGAATACCGTTAAACACTGGATCTTTGAACATGGTTTCCATCGCGGTGCGTCGATCGACCGATTTTGCTAAATTGATGTAATAAACTACGTCGATACCTTTGAGTGGATCGTCAAGTGGCTTGGGAAGCGGGCGCGGTTTTGGATAAAAGGCCGAATCATCATTGTTAGGATCTATTTGTTTATTCTGTAAAAGATGTTGTTGTACAGTGGTTGCCAATTCGATACTTTTATTTCTTATTTCATCAAACCTTCCTGGATAAATCACAGGAATATTCATACCAGTTTTACTTATACACCCTTAAGATTTAAAATGGGACGCTCTAAAAGCGTCCCAAAAGATCTTCAAGAGCAACGTTTCCGATAAATCAATTAAAAAGCAAACCTTATATGGAGGTTTGCTTTTTAATTGATTTATCGGTGTAAAGTAATGTTATATTATTGCAAACCAAGATGAAAAATTGATTGAATTTATGTCTTTCACATCTTCAAATAAAGTCGAGTGATTATTTTGTAAACAAACATGTTCCCGCGTATCATCTCCATCGAAGGCAATATCGGCGCTGGTAAAACGACGCTCTTGGAACAGCTCATGCAGCGCCACGCTAGTACAACAAATGAAACCAACCAAAAATGGATATTTATGCGCGAACCTGTCGATGAATGGGCCACCATCCAGGACAAGGTTACGGGTGAAACCATATTGTCGAAATTCTATGCCGATCCGGCCAAGTATGCATTCCCGTTTCAGGTGATGGCCTATGCGACCCGGCTCGCCGAATTGCGACGGATTGCCAAAGAACATCCCGACTGTGAATTGATTGTTTGCGAACGATCTCTCGATGCGGATCGCCATATTTTCGCAAACATGCTAGCAGATGAGGGCAAAATAGAGGATGTGTGTTATCAAATTTATCGCCGATTCTTTGAAGATTCTGCACACGAGTTTGCACTCGATGGTATTATCTATGTGGACGCGGATGCGCAAGTATGTTTTGATCGAATCCGGGGGCGCGACCGGGAGGGGGAGTCGAATATTCCACTCGCCTATTTGGAAACGTGTCGTCAATATCATGAGACTTGGCTCATGCAATTGACGGATTGCGAATTGTTACATTTGCGAACGAACGAGCAGGCCAACTATGACCCGACCGATCCTGCTGATCCCGGAAATGTATGGTTAGAACAGATTGCTGGGTTTATTGCGAAGTTGACCGTGCAAAAGTAAACCGATTATCGTGTGCGTCGGCCGATACGGCGTGGGCGTTTGGTGCGCGTAGCGCGCTTGTAATATTTTTTGGTGGTATTGTTGCCACCGGGAAAAGCACTAAGAGTAGCACTATGAGCAGTAGTAGAAGGAGGAATAGCAGCAGCAGCAGCAGCAACAGCAGTATTTTTTTGTGTTCTCCTTACGGCATCGCGCAATTTAGCAACCTCGGGTGGTATGTTATCGGTTAGAATTTTCCCTTCCAAACCACCTTCAATCTTTGTCCATAGATTATTTCGATCACCACCTGCCTTGGTAACAAACCAGTCATATTCATTCGAATCTTTGAAAATGGCGCTGTGTAATTCTTCCAATACAGTTCCATCTTTATCTAATTTGAAAAAAATAGCACCTCCCAATTTATCATCTTGAATTATATGTTGTCCCATAGAAATAAAGATATTGTTTACATCCATTATCATGGATGCAGTTACTGCTACTGCTTTTCTGATATTTTTGCGAAATAGACTTATAGTTCCGGTATCAGTAATGGTGATATCTGTTAGTTGTGGGTTAGACATTTTATCTGATACACTACTAAATAATTCTTGAAGTAATTCAGCTGACTCGTTTGATAATGATGATAGGCTTTTTTTCGCCTCCTTTAAACTTTCGATCGTTTGTGTTTGTGTTTCAGATAGACTTTGTGATTCAGATAGTAATTTTAGATCAAGTAACCCTTCAATATGTTGTATTTTAGGAAGTAAAACCGATTTAAAAATTTTATTGGTAGATTCTTTTTGGTATAATTGCGGCGTTACAGATACAGAAAGAGTATTTGGTTGCGAAAAAAAATCTTTTTCAATATCTTCTAATCTTGAAATAAATGAATCAATCGATGAATTCTCTAATGATATCGCATAATTAATTGATTGAACGCCTTTCTTTAATTCTTCATTATTATCACCTTTTACTATAAATTTTTCAGGTTTATTCATATTTACAGCCTCAACCACTATTGTAGTATAGGATTGGATCTCATCCTCCTTCTCTGTTTTCGATGCAACATCTGTAGATACTAGACTACTTTTACTTGAAGTATTTGATGAATTTGCTGATCCTTTCGTATTATTTTCAATGCCTATCATTTTTTGTCCAAGCCATTTAAAAAGATCTCCCATGGATTGAAATAATACATTTGCTTCATTCATGAAAAAATTCGCATTCTCTACATTTTGCGATGAACCGACTGATGCACTACTTTGATTTACACTACTTTGACTTTTTAAAATATTTGCAAGTACATTTTCCAACTCATTTAAATCAATGCTCATATTACAAAGAAAAATACACTATAAATACAACAACTATAGTGTATTGAGATATAATAATGACTCGGTCCAAACCTATTACTCAAAAATCAAAGACAAATGGCAAAACATCCATCGGCACCGTTAGTCGGACCGGCTCGCGATCAAACTGCGAAATCCAAAAGAGATAATCACCATCGCGCACTGTGAGACCAATGCAAAATTCAATACCCACGCGTTGGAAACAAAATGAGCGACTATATTTCACAGGCCGAAATGTCTTTTTGTCCAACATGACCATCATATGATAATAATGCCGCGGCAAAAACTCCTCGCTAAAGTGGACGACGCCCAACAAAAATTCGCCCCATTCGATAAACGGACTCGACCCACGAACCCGATCAAACAGTGGCGCCGTCAGTGGAAACGTCTCAACAATGGAGAGTTGGTTTGTCTCGGGGTCCAATTGGCCAATCTCCATTGGCCACCATTTATAAATGAAAAACTCGGCATCGCGACCCGTGTCCATGTCTTTGCGTACGAGCGGAATCCAGTTTTTCTCGCACCAACTATCCGGATTGGGCGGCATCGTCCCGATACAATTCGAATAGGTCGCCGTCACAGGATCAAAATCGCCGACGATCATCCGATTCCGACCCGTGGGAGAATAATTGATATTGGTCGCAATAAACCGCATTTGTCCATTCGATTCAAACAGTCGAATATCCTCTAAACCGTAAAAATAACAGGCATTGGACGGAAGACCCACAGTTGCATCGTCCATTTCTCTATAGTCGGTCGGAATCATGGTTTGTGGATGTAACCTAGAAATCATATTCTTGGTAATAATATGCTGGTCGGGATGTTCAATAACACAATGTCCGGAATCCAAATACCAATAATTGACATAACGCGTATTGAGCCAGTGCTCACCCTTGTAGAAGATGTGACATGCGGACATAGGTAAATATGTTTCAATTTTTGGATAATCATATTTCACGACCTGCTTTGTTTGATCCGCAATACATTCCGAGAAAAAGTCGGAACACATGTGCAAAATTGTGTCATTATGATCGCCCTTGAACCAATGTGGTCGCCAATCCGTCTCCATTTCCAACCAGGCCCAAAAATTCACTTCCCACACGAGTTTCTTGTGCTCTTTCAAAAATTGGGGAAAGTAGGCGCAATACCGGTCGTGGAAATCGAGAATACTTGCCCGGTCGCCGATGAAAAATCCGCCACAAAATCGCCAGTGAATATGTTCTAGGATTGTCCACAGATTTTCCTTGGCCAATTCGGGCCAACATCCAGTGATGGATAAAAAAGAAGCGGCATATTTACGCCGAGACATTGCGCGAAGCATTGCCTGTGATCGCGGTATATCATGAAATACATACGAAATACTGAAATCGATCCAGGCAAAATGCGTCGAATTCCATGGATTGATCTCAATCGTATCTGCCATAAATGCCACCTTGGAATTGATGAGGTGAATATATCCATGAATATCCTTTGGCTCATTGCGATGGCTTGGCAAATCGAATACAAAGGGTTCGGATTCTGCCGAATCGGTCATTTCTTTAGACACCATGTCGCATACTTCTGCAGCAAACGTTTCGTCGATATTAACCACTTTCATGATGCGAACATTCGGAAGGTCCTTGATAAAGTTGCACAGCAAATCGTGACAATCGGCACTTACATAGATGGCCAATTGAATACCTGTTTCAGCAATGTCGCGAAATTTGGAGAACCGCCATTCATGCGTTTTATCTTCAAATGGCTTATCCCCATAAATATTGATATATGCGGTGACAAACGTCAGCGATGAATCCGCCATAATAGTTTGATTGATAAAATATACACGTTTATGTTTATGTTGATTCGTCGATAAAGATTTTTCGATGAAAAAAGGTTTTGCTTATACCGATTTTACATTATATTATCAAGGTTACATTATAAAACTAAACTAAACATCTATCTAAAACTAAAGAAGTTGGCCTTTTTTTTGCAGCTCACCCACTTTGGACATCACCTGTTCGCGCGTGCAGTGCGGATACAATTCCAAGAGCCCATCGACGATTGACTTTTTCTGTGCACTTTTCTTCTTCCACTCTTCCCCATTCACTACAGACAGCCATCGTTTGCGTTCCTCTTCGCTGCGATTTGCCCACTTGAAGACATCGAGACTGTCATTGCGTGAAAAGGCCGAAATCTGCTCGTACGCAAACTGAAATGTGGGGTGAGCCGCGTCGGCCTCTTGTTCGGCAATGGCCCACGCAGGAATGTTGGGAAACACCTTTTGCACGAGTGGGTAATCCTTCGTGTAGTATGCAATGAACTCATACATGGCAAGATCCAGGTCGGGGTTTTCCTCATGAATTGTCTCGATCACCATGGTCAAATATTCGCGGCGCATCTTCAATGTGAGGCTGCTGAGTTGGTTGGCAATGTCAAAGGCTACTCGGTAAAAGGCTTGGGAAATAGGACAAACACAGCAATCTGCTTCGTCAATGCCAAAGTAGCAGTACGCTGCCTCTTTAACCACTTCGTCAATATCGGGGTCTTCTTCGGCAAGTTCCTCAATGGCCTCTACGATTTCGTCTTCGTCCTCCGGGTCAAGATCACTGAGTTCGCGGTGTGCCAGCTTGAAGAAACGGCGGTATTGCTTCAATAACTTGGCCGCACCCCGCACGGACTCGGTAAGACGCGCAACAAGGGCGGAGTTGGGTTCCGTCACTTGTTTACCTGTATCGGGATGGATTTGCACGACGACTGGGTCCTTGCCATTGGCAGCGTTTGCCATACCAACAATCTCGCTCACCAAATGGGTGGGCAAAATCTTGCACTGTGTAGCAGCAGCAGACGCAGACATTTTCTCTCTTTTCTCTCTTTACGCTTTTCTCTTCACTTGATAATCGTCTTGGCACTTGGCTTGCTAAATATGATTTGTGAAAAAAGTACTTCAATTTTCTCATAAATCATATTTACCAACATAAACATAGATATATAAACAATTACAAAAGTTGGTTATATGAAAAATTGAACCGTCAATAAGAAAAACAGTGGGTATCATAAAAGACCGTTTATTATTGGTATCCACAGTATGAGCAAAGAAACCGCCGTTTGGTCCAAGAGGACAAATCGCAAACGAATCATGGTTTTCGACGTGGAGACGACGGGCCTGATTCCAAAGAAGAAACGCATGCTCGAACGTATCTCGTCGGACAGCAAGGAAAAGGTGAAAAATATCGTTATATCACCCACCACGGAAGAGTGTCCATATATATTACAGCTCAGTTTTGTCATTTATGAGACGGCCGGATGGAAGGTAGTCAAGAAATACGATGCCTATGTCAAAGTGGCCGACACAATTGTGATCGAGCCTGTCATTACTGATATCACCGGCATCACGCGGGAAATATGCGATCGCGAGGGTCTGTCAATTGGCGAAGTATTGACCGAATTTTACAAAGAATACATGTTGTGTGATTGTATCGTGGCACACAACATTTCATTTGACCGGGAAATGATCGCCATTGAGCTGCTTCGCAACGGACCTTCTATTGAGAAACAGTGTCCCTTTTGGCGATGCGTTTTCAATGATATGTATCATGTACTACATAATATTGAAACTTATTGCACAATGAATGTGGGTCGCTCCATTTGCAAGTTGCCGCGACCGACGGGTACGCGTGGGTACAAGAGCCCCACTCTGACCGAATTATATCAGTTTCTCTTTGCGCGATCCCCGCCCCCCAATTTACACAATTCGCTCGTGGATACGTTTGTCTGTCTTCAATGTTTTGTCAAACTCCGTTTCCGGTTTCAGATGAGAACCACGGTCGAATCGCAACTGATGGTGGCCACTGTATGCTAATAGACTAAATTACTTGGACGATGATGTAAAATTCCCCTCATGTATCCAAATATTACATATATATTTTTCTCCTGAAAGGACGGGCATACCGGCATGGAGCGCGTGGGGATGACACCGGTTGCCCCATTTTTCCAGTGGGTGAAATACGACTGCACTATATTTGGGGGGTTTGAACTCTTTATCCAGGTTGGGAAAGCGCGTAGCGCCTCCTTCAAAATCATCCGTTAAATAAATGAGAACCGTCAATACACGATTCCCCCCATTTTTTACAAACTCTTCGCATTGCGCATCGTCGTCACACGCTGCGTCGTGATGTTCATTATAAAACCCATTGGGTTGGTAGC